CAGCTGGGTTGCGTGGATGCCGGCCTCCCCGGCGCCCCCGTAGGTCACCCCCTCGAGGCGGGCCGCGACGTCGACGCGCGGCTTGTAGCCGAGGTCAGCCGCCGCCTTGAGCCAGGGGTTGTCGTCGGCAGCACGGGCGTCAATTCCCGCGCTTTTGACGCCCGTCCTCCGCCGCAGCACGGGCGCGGCCTCGGCGAGCCAGTCTTCGAGCTCCTCAATCGTGTAGCGGTAGGGCTCATCCCGGGTCGTCACCGCGGCCACGGGTATCCACTCCCCGCCCTTGGTGTTGTGCGTGCCGGGGAGGCGCATCAGCCGCGCCACCTCGCAGACCTGCAGGTCGCCGGCCACCATGTCGGCGAGTTGCCGCAGCGCGGCCTCGATGCGGCGCTGGTCGGCCTGGCCGTCCAGGGGCTCCTTGAGCAGGTAGTAGAGATGCGCCCCGTGCCCCGAAGACACGATCAGGCTCGGTGGGAAGCGCAGCCGCGCCAGGCCCTCAGAGACATCCTGCGCGGCATCGACGCCCTTGTAGTCGATGTCGGCCCACAGGAACGCGATTTCGCGCGCGGCGTCCTTGTTGCGCGTCCCGCCCTCGATCGTGGCGACGCAATAGAACAGCCCGCGCCCGCGCCGGTCCCACTTCTCGACAAAGCGCGCCACATTGTCGGGGTCGCGCGTGCAAACATTGCGCTCGCCCGGCTGGCCGGGCTCGGCGCGGTCATTGGCGAGACTGGAGAAGTAGACCGGGTGTTCCGTGTCGCGGAACAATAATCGGACAAAGTCTATTGCCGCCGCTGTGGCGGTATTGTTATCTGCCATAACGCCTCGCTGATGAACGGATCAGTGACGGTGGCCTGACCCGGCGCGCAGTTACAAGCTGCGCGCCGGAATTATTTAGGATACGCCGCTAGAAGCGTGCCGCGGCCTTGGTGCCACTAGCCTTAGCGGCCTTGGCGGGCTTGGCCTCGGCCTCGAGGCGCGCCGCGGCGTCCTCGTTGGCGAACACCGCCTTGGGTGCCCACCCGACTAGATTGAGTTCCGGTGTCTTGATGCGCCCGTACTGGGGATTGGGGTGCTGGTAGCTGTCAGTTCCGATTGCGATGATTGGGTACTCGTTGGGCTTCTGCCGGTACAAGGCGCCGTACTTCTTGCACAGCAGCGCGATTGCGTCGCGTCCGCCCTTGGACGACGCCGTGAACGTGTAGAGGTCGTCGCCTTCGTCGTCGCCGAGGTCAACCGACTTCATCAGCAGGTAGTACGACAATTGCCACGGGTCGCGCGGCTTACCGTTCTGGTCAATTTCCCAGGCGTCCTGGTCAGTGTCGCCCAGTGTGTTGCGGCGCGGGACCTGGTAGCCCTTCGAGACCAGCCCCATGACGTGGTCGGTTGGGCGGTTGTCCTCCCAGCGGATCCAGCCGGTCAATAATTCGTCCATGTTGGCGATGAATTTGGTGCCCAGCTTTACTTCCTCGTTGTCCTTCCCGAACGACCAGTCGCCCTTGGTAAACTTGAGCAACTTGCCGACGATGTTGGTCGTCAGCGTGGCGTCGGCGTGGTCGGTGAAGGGATTGTCGGAGGGCTTGGCCAGTGCAGTGCTGCCGTTGCCGGCCGGTGTGATCTCGTTTGACATTTCCTGTTCCTCGTTCTCTGGTCAGCCTGGCGGGTGCCGGGCTGGATCAGGGCATCTCTGCCCCGACTTGAATGACGAGGCGATCGCCTGCCTCGCCCGTGGTGACAAACTGCTCCACATTTATTCCCGCGTCAATAGCGGCCTGCTTGATGGCCTTGCTGTCGTAACTGTTGCGGCCTTTTACCGGTGACCACGTTAAAACCCCGGGTATTTTAGTGACGCCTTTTTCGCGCAGGCGGGCCTTGATTTTTTCGCTTTGCTCGCGCACGTCCGCGTCAAAGGCGTCGCGGTCGCATTCCAGCCTGCGGTATTCGCGCGCCATGTCGGTCATCTCGGCGGCAAATTGTGGGTCGACGGGCTGTTCCTGGAATGGCAGGTTGCGGCGCTCTACCCCGCACGGCTTGGTGAACGGGCAGTAGTTGCACTCCTTGCCACCTGCGATCCAGCCCTCGGGCTGGGTCTCGGCAGGGTCGGTGGCGGTCATTACCAACCGGGCGCGCTCGTACGCGGCTTGATAGATGGCGGGATCGAACGCGACGACGAACTCCTTGACGTCACTCCAGAACGAGGCGTCGGTGTAGCTGATGATCGCGTGCGTTGGCTGGAATTTGGTGGTCTCGCGCACCAAGCCCATCTGCACCTGCGCCTGGTAGACATTCTCGGCCTTAGCCTCGTTCAGGTTGGTGCGCGGGTCTGCGGTCTTGCACTCGACCAAAACGCATTCGCTGGGGACGCCGAGTTGCTTCTGCTCCCATGGCGTAAAGGGATAGAGCATGCCGTCCGGCGTCGCAGTCAGAAATCCTTTGTGGAACGTGCGCTGGTCCTTGCCGGCGAACAGCAGCCGGTCTCCGAACCTTGCCCGCATTGCCGGCTCCCAGAAGCAGGCTTCGTACACCGTGCCGCGCATGCGGGCGCCCCACGTGTCGCGGTACTCGGGGTCGCGCGGCACAGCGTACTCGGGGTCGTCCTCGTTCTTGAGCCAGAAGATCTTGCGCGCGCACTGCCCCACCTCGGACGCGCCCACGGTCTGCTTGCGGTCGTGCTTGAATGTGACGGTCTGCGTCTTGGCGTAGGCGTTAAGCGTCTCGGCGATCAGGGGCATGCGACCGGCTCCGTCTTGAAGCAATCCAGCTCGTCGCGGATCAACTCGAAGGTGCTCGGCTCCTCGCCGGGCAGGCTGTCGTCGATCGGCGCCAGGCCATTGCGAATACGCAGGCGCGAGATGCTGGCGTCGATCAGGCTCAGCACGATGGCGCGTGTCATGTAGGGCGCAGTCTTGAGCCAGCGCTTCTGGCGCACGTAGGCGACCAGGTGCGGCCCGCTCGTGATGGTGAGTCCCTGCAACACGGCCTTGAGCTCGCGAAATTCCCGGGTATAGGGCCGCGCCAGGTGCTCCATGACCCGCTCGCGGCGCCACTTGTTGTGCAGCCGCAGCTGGCGCCGTTTGTTGATGCTCTCCTGCTCCTGTGCGGTTGGCTTCATCGCTGCGCGCTTCTCGGCTGCGCGGATCTTTGCCTTGGCAGGAGAAGTCAGCTGCCCGGCGAGCGCCTCGAAGGGGTTGTCCATCAATGAACCCGCTTGTCGGTCTGTGCCGGATCCTCCATGAGCGATCTGAGGCACTGCTCGACGAGGGGGCGCGTAACCTCGCAGTCCTCCTCGTTCATGCGCCTGTGCATGATGGCAATGACGGCGCAGCACACCGCGCAGACGGTGATCGGGTGCTTGTCGTCCGTCACCTCCATGATCCGGCGCAACAGGCTGGTCATGCGCTTGATGGTCTTCTGGTGCTTCCTGCTCATTTCAGTGCCCCCCATGTCTTGAGAATAGCAATCGCCTCGTCGAGGCTGCGCGCGAGTTCATACCTGTGGCCGAGCCGCTTGCAGATCGCCTCGAAGCCCTTCTGCGCGTCGCTCTGGCGCCCCTTGGTGCCGGCTTTGAGCTCGAGCCAGCCGCACTGGCCCTTCGGCATCATCACACAGATATCGGCGACGCCGGCGCGCAGGCCCTCGGCCTTCATTCTAGAGGCCAGCAAGGGATTGCGGCGGGCCGCATTGGGAATGGCGAAGGCGTAGTAGAGCCCGCCGTGCAATTCGATGTGCTGCATCACCAGTGTCTGCAGGCGGTGCTCGGAAACAGAGCTGCGTAGGTAGTTAGCGGCAGAGATGCGGTCCATTAGTAGGCGCTCATTGACTGATCCTGGTACGCATTTGCCCGGCGTGCTTAGCCATGCTGTCGATGACGAAAAGATATTCTTTCAGGTTATGCGTTGCTTGAGACGCGTGATTGACCATCAACAACTCGATGGCGATCTGTTGCCTGACCGGGTCGGTCTCGAGTTCGTTCAGCAAGTCACGCAGGCGCGTGAATACTGGCGCGTGATCCATGCCAATAACGCGTGTCGTCATTTGATCCTCCCGCGCGGGTAGATGACGTGCTCGTGGTGCGAGCACCATGACCCGCGCCCAACTGGCCGGCCGCAGTAGGTGT